GATGGGAAGATGATAAGACACATACGCAACAGTCTTATATCTCAAAATCACCGTTGTTAAATGACGGGGCGGTTACTTCTGGTACTGGTTATATGACTGCGGCACAAGGAACATTTACCGTTCCTGCTGGTTGGGGTAATCTTGGAACTTTCGGTACAAAGGCTGGAACATTTACATTTACTCCACAAACTGGTTGGGCTTATGTGCTACACAATTTATCTTTTAATGCAGTTAATCCTGCGTCAACCGCCGGAACGCTTGGAACGTTGTCAATAACGGGATTAAGACTTGACGGAGAGAATCTTGGTACAACTGGTGCTGTATCGAACTTCACTACTTTGTTTGGTGAGGATTTGACAATGGCACAGTCATTACAAATAGGGTACATTGTTAATCTTTCCGGTACTGCATTAGGTACAATGGGTACTTGGTCGGTTAATGTAAATGTATCCGGTTATAAATTTGAAACGGTGGATTAAGGGGGAGTTATGGGCTTTCCATTTGATTTAACAAGATATTATCAAGGGGCTGTAAACCTTGTTGGTCGCTCTGGAACTAACGTTGCTGATCTTGATGAAAAGACGGGCTACCTTGTTGGGATAGATATATTACATCACAAGACACATGAGGGTGAATTATTTATATCTTGTGATTATCAAACGTCTGCAAACCCAACATATTGGTTAGTTATCAATCCAGGTACTACAGAGGAATACCATTCTGATTTTACTTTGGCTTCCGATGTGGCAGGATTGTTAGAAATATTTAAAAGTCCAAATGTAGGTACGTTTAACAAAGGTACACAGTATTACGGGTACAATACAAATGATAAAGTTGGTGGAACTTCTACCTTGTTAAAGTATGCTGTACCTGCGGGATTGACTGGGACTGGTACTAAAATATTCCAACGTAGAATTGGTGCAGGTGGGCCACAAAAGGTAGGTGGTGTTGATCGTGGTTATACCGAATTTATACTAGCAAACAACGGAACGTATTTATGGAGATTTACTCCAGATGCTTCCGCCAAATTCACATTACAAAACGTTTTGTATTCTATTTAAGGAGGGCTAATGTACGAAGTGATTGTGTTGAACTGGAACGCAGTATCAAAACTGGCTTATTGCTTGGAGGCACTAAAGCAGAATTCGTTTTATAATCCAAAGATAACAGTTATTGACAATGCTTCTACGGATAGCAGTATTGAGTTTTTGAAACTTAAAAAAGTCAATGCGGTGTTCAATGCAGAAAATAAACTTTTTACAAAGGCTTATGCGGATTATTTGAAGATCGGCGGTAAGGAAAAATACTTTGTGATTATGAATAATGATTGTGTAGTTGAAAAAGACTGGGATAAACCGTTAGTTGAGTTTATGGAAAAGAATGAACGGGTGGGATTAGTAGCCCCGATGTTGGTTGATATTACTGGACAGCAAGTTCAGAACATGGGTGGACTGGCGGACTTCTGCTCTCACAAGGGCGGAGTACCTGATATGTGGAAACAACCAGAGGAAAATATTTGGACTACCGGGGCTTGTATTATGGTAAGACGTTCTGCATTTGAAGAGGTGGGCGGATTTGATGAACAATTCCTGTTCTACTGTTCGGATAGTGACCTTTGTTTGAAATTAGGTTTTGCGGGATACAAGATGTTCAATATTCCACAGAGTAGGGTAAGACACTTTCATATGCAGTCAACAAGAAAGGCACAAAGTGAAGGATTACCTATTATGCAGATTGGACAACAGGATCAGCTAAAGTTTAATCGTAAATACGAGATGCACGGTTTGCGGATTGGTCAAATGCGTGAGCCAGTCTTGGAGGCGGTTGTATGAGTTATTCTGGAACGAGTGATGTTATAAATATATTTGGTGGTACGAAACGCATTACAGTCGGGTCGGGTACAAACATGGTTACTACAGCTTTAATTGAAAGCAACATAACAAAAGCAGACGCATTGATTGATGGGTATCTAAACAATATATATGGCACGTCTGGTTTTGGGACTTCTGTAAACGGAACTCGTGGAGTACCTGCGTTAATAAAAAGTATAAGTGAAGATATATCGGCTTCATACACTATTGATAGTGTTACAGTACCGATAGAAAATACTTTGGTTGATTATGGTACAAGATTAATGGTACGAGCCATGTCAACACTTGAAAAGATTTTAGCGGGTGAAATAATTTTAACTGGATATACTCCTGAAGAAACAGCGATACCTCAGGGAAGTGATTACGATTTCACTGTATATGATGAACTTGTAACTTTAAGCGGAACCGCATTAACGAATTTAGTTTGGCAAAAAGTAGTCCCGTATAGTGAAGACGTTATGGAAAATGTTTTAGACGGTACGACAGTTTACACGAGAGATACAGATTACAAAATGTATTATTTTAATGACAGAACTTCTGGAACTAACTTCGGAAAGATTAGACGTTTACCTAGTGGGTCAATAACCGATGGTCAGCAAGTTAAGGTAACGTACAACGTATACAAAGAACACGTTTTCGGTATTCGTGATGCTCGTGCAATGGGTCAAGAGGATTCAGGGATTGGTATAGGTCAGGTGTTGCCATGAATGTAGAGATAAAAGGACTGGATGAATTGAAACGGATTGTATCGGATATTAAATCCGATATACTAAACGATTCATCTGAAATGTTAGATTACATAGCCGACAAGGTTGTGTTCCCATCAATAATCAGGAACTTCAAAGAAGAAGGCAGACCGAAATGGCAAGGACTCGCACCTCGAACACAACTTGAAAGAGCAGGGGAGGGGTATCCTCCTGCACACCCGATACTTTATAGGTCAGGTGAATTGTTTAGAAACTCAACAACGAAAGACGGGGTTAATTACGATCTTGGCAAACATCAATTAACAATGGATTGTATGTTGCGTAAGGGTGAATGGTTACATTTTGGAGTTGGTAAAACTCCGGCTAGACCGTTCTTTTACTTACAAAAAGAGGATGATGGGATAGCGGAGAGAGAAGTGGGAGTTTTTATTTCTAAAAAATTACTAAGGATAGTAAAAGCATGATAGCTTATACGAATACATTTAATGCGATATTAAATGATTTGAAAGACTTACTTAATGGAGAGTTTGCTTCCGCAGAAAACATGGCGGTGCTTATAGGTGACAGGGCATTTCTGGGAACTCTACCAGTTATTGTTTTAGAGCCTTATGACAAAGAGATACAACAGGGAATAACTTTCGGTAAGAAAGATTATACATTTAGAGTTAATATCTGGATATATCATTCAACAAATGAAGAAGAGCAATCTGTAAAATCTTTATCGGAAACATCGGAAAGGGTTGAGGAACTTTTGATTGATAACGTGCAATACCCGACACAAGATGGGGCGAAGTGGTATCAGTCGGAAATAGAAAAGGTTGAATACGGAATTGTTAATAAAGTTAATGAAACTTTAAGGACTTGTAAACTTACAGTCCAATTTAAAAAAAGATTAGTTAAATAGGAGGATATTATGGGAATTTACAGTTTGAACAAATTGAGGGGTGTAGGAATAGGTCGTGAAACTGCTTATGGTGCGGGAGGTACTGTTTCGGAGTGGATTGGTGCTTCGGAGGAAAGTTTACAGTTAAGTATTCCTAACGAGAACGTTAATCAGTTAGCACAAAGGCGGGAAGTAAAAAAGACGTATCAAAAGGCTAGGTCTGTTGAGGGTGCTATAAATTTTGACGTGGATATAACCAATGGACTAGGGGTTATACTGCGGTCGTTCTTTGGTACTTCGTCAGTTGCCGCCGTTTCTGGAACTTTGGCTTATAGGCATACGTTTGAGTTTAGACAAGGTGCTGAGGTTGATTCTCTTTGGGTAACATCAAGCAAATTACCAGGTACAAATGCCGCAAAGAATTATGTGGGGCTTGTACCGTCAAAGATAGGTTTTGATTTCCCAGAGGATGACACAATAAAAGCAAAGGTTGATTTCTTGGGTCAGAACGAAGCAACGGGAACGGTGATCAACGGAACTTACGGAACTTTCCAACCGTTTACGTCAATGGGTAATTTACAGGTATTGATTGACGGTGTTGTTAATGCGGACATAACTAATCTGTCAGTTGAGCCTAATAACAATGCAAAGAAAATTATGGGAGTGGGAACTAACAACACTATAAGCAAGATAGTATACGGTGAGGTTGCCTGTGAGGGGTCGTTTGATATTGTG